CGCGCTGGAAAGCGGAGACCATGCCGCCACCGGGATTGTATGACGCGACGTCGGAGGCATCGACCACCACGTTGTAAGTGTCCGCGATGACGAAGTCCGCCATATCCACGAAGTAAATCTCGCTCCCCTTCGTGTTGGCGCCGTTGACGAGGTTCGTCGGGATTTGCTGCGTGAGATAGACCGGGTAACCCTCGAAGCGTCCGGCGGCCAACTCGTCTTTGAAGTAGAAACCGCCGACCTGATCACGCACCACCGAGATGAAGCGCGCGGTGACGGGGTGCATAATCCACACCGGGCGGATCATCCGGGACATGCCGTTCTGGAGCGCGAGGAGCGCGGTCGAGGCGGCACTCAGAACGGCGTTAAGCTGGTCCCCCGGTTGCGGCGAGGCGGGTAGCGCGGTGATCAGTACTTTGTTCGCCGTCAGCGCGAGGTTCTTCATTCCGACCGGCCCCTTGTCGGTGCCGTCTCCGCGGAGGAAGGCGAGGTCCTGTCGACGGGCGATCGTCTGGACGAGGTCATCGCGGACGATCTCCTCGACGCCGATCGGAGCGCGACGGATCAGGTCGTTCGAGACGGGCACCAGGCACGCCAGCTTCTTCGCGACGAAGTTCACGTCATCGAAGCGCTCTTGTGACACGACGATGTCGTCGAGCTCGCCCTGATAAGCCGCGGTCGCACCGCCGGCGAGCCGCGGGATGGTCAAGTTGCCCATCGGCATCCCGACTTCGGCGGCCCCCGCGGCGCGGACGACGACGTTCGCGCGGAGGAGCTCGATCAAGTCGGCGAGGAAGTCTTGCGGGATCAGCGCGCCGCCCTCTCCGGTGACGAGCGAGTTCAACGCGCGCGAGACGAGCGTATCGCCGAAGCGGCGGTCCGCCCAGGAGGCGGCTTCGTCGTAGCTGCACTGGTGCAGGCGCTTGTGCATCAGCGCGACGAAGAACCGGCCGAGCTGTATGCCTTTCGCGTTCCGTGGGACGTAGATGTCCCGCTTCGGCTGCGGCTCGACTTTGCGCTCTTGCCGCCAGACGTTGCCGCTCGCTTTGTTCTGTTGCGTCTGCAATGCCTTGTCCTCGTCGTCGTCGTCGCTGTCGTCATCGGCCTTGGCGGCGGAGGCCGACATCGCGGCCTCGACTTGCGCGATCCGGGCATCGAGGGCGGAGAGGCTCGCCATCAGCGCGGCGAACTGTGCCTCCTGGTCCTCGTCCGGCTTGTCGTCGTCATCTTCCTTCGCGACGAAGGCTTCCATCTTCGACACGATTTCGGAGCGGCGACGGAGGAGTTCGCGACGCCGCGTTGATAGTCCGCTCATGGGCTTACCCTCTGAATGAGCCGCGCGCTCGTTCCATTGCGAGTAGCAGACCGCGGCGCGTTGATCCGTGTCGGGGTAGTCGTCGACCATCGACGGGTTCCCCATGCAGCGAGAGATGAAGTCGTCCTCCGACTCGCCGCTATTCGGCGAAGGAATAGGCAAGCTGTTGCCCCCTCACCACAGCCAGTTGGAACGCGCGGCGTCGGCGCGCTCGTGCTTTTGCTTGTTGTTCTCTGAAAGCGGTCACTTCCTCGTTCGTCTCCTCCTGCGGTGACGCGATCGCAGTTCCTTCCCCCTGGCCGTCGAGGAGTGCCTCGGGGTTCGCGGGAACGGTGACGACGGAAAGCTCGACGAGCTCTTGCTCGTGAAAGTCGATGCCGGGGAACCAATCGTCGGCGCCGCGCTGCGGGTCCTCCGTGTACGACCACTTCACCGGACGGAAGCCGACTGAGGTCGCGGAGAGGAAGCCGGTCCTCGCCATGCGGTAGCAGGCTTCGGCGAATGGTCCGATCACCGGCATGTCTGCGGCGGTAAACTCGACGGAGGCTTTCAGTCTGCCGTCGAGGACGCGGACGTCATACGCGCGGCCGATCGGCAGCATCTGTGCGTCGTGGCCCCAGAGCACGACGGCGTTCTTCGCGAAGTTCGCGAGGTCCCAGCCGTTGACCGAGATGCAGTCCTGCTCGCGGTCGACGATGCCGGTCGAGATCGTCCAACTGAGCGAGCGAATGCCCTCGATTTCCTCGAACGGGGCGATCATTTGCTTGCGCACGCCGATATTCGGGCCGGTCCGCTTGGTCTGGCGGTTCAACAGCTTGAATTGCGTCGTGCTAACAATCTGCATCGTCGCTCTCCCCTGGCCCGGCGTTCGCGGGCGACGCTTCGGGCTTGTCCGCTCCGGGCTTATTGGCGGACGGTATCTCTTGCGGGATGTTGGCGGGCTTCGACGGGTCCGCGGTGTTCAGGGGGACGCGATACTCGTCTCCGGTTCCGTCCTTGATCGGGTCGTAATTCTCTTTCGCGCGGACTTCGTTCCGGTTCAGCCAGCCATTGAGCGTTCCGATCTGATAGGCTTCGAAGCGCGTCTTCAGATCGCCGCGCGTCATGTCGTCGAAGTCGAACTTGCAGCCCAGGTCCTTGCGCTCATCCTCGAACAACAGGTGCCAGTCGAACAGTTGCTCGATTGACTCCGTCGTCGGCTTTAGCGCGCTGTCGACGTATTGCTGATTCTGTTGCTCGATGTTGTTCAACGTCGCTTTGTCGAGCTCGCCGAGGCGGTGCGGCGGGACGCCATAAATCCGGCAGATGTCGACGACTTGGAAACGGCGCGTTTCGAGGAACTGTGAGTCCTCGTTGGTCATCGCGATCTTCTCGAACTTGCCGCCCTCCTCCAGCACCGCGACTTTATGCGCGTTCTGTACGCCGGAGTGCGTCTCGCGCCAGGAGTTCGCGATCCGTTGCGAGGCTTCCGCGGAGAGCGGTCCGGGGAACTCGATTACGCCGCTGATCTGGCCGCCCTGGCGGAACAGGACGCCGCCGTGTTGCTGCGTCGCGAGCGCGAGGCCGATCGCGTCTTGCGCGATGGCGATCGGGGAGACGCCGACATAGCCGTCCATCGAGATATTCTTGAGGTGAATCATATCGTCTGGCGGGATGACGATCCCCTGGCCGATGCGGCGCGAGTTGATCCGGTAATACATCTCGCCGTCGTCGGAGAGCATGATCGTCGCGCGGTCTGGCGCGATCGGAACGAGCTCGATCGGGTCTCCGTAGCGATCGCGGACGACGACGACGAACGCGTTGCCGCGCAGGCAGACCGACGAGATGATGTAGGAGATAAACTCGAACCACGTTTGCCAGCGGTTCGGTCGCCTGAACAGTTTTAGCAGCGGGTGATCGGTGACGCGGCGATAGCCGTTCGAGACGCGCTTCCGGATGATCGGCGTCAACATCGCGATGTCCTGCGAGATCGCGCGGACGCACCCATAGACCGCCATAGACTGAAGCGCGGTGAACGGTGTCACCGGCACGCCGGTATTCGACGCGTAGCCTCCGAGCGCGGCGTACAGCATCGGCTGCGGCCAACCCAGCCCGCCGAGGGTCGAGGTAACCGCTCCGCTGTCCTTCGCGACGGCGGGGAGCGTCAGCTTCGGCTCGCGCGGCGTGCCCTGCAGCGCGCCGTAAGCGCGGCTCATGTGGTCACCTGCTGAAGTTCGGTATTGGAGAGCGGCCGCGGCCAGTAGCGGACGCGGCGGACAAAGCCGTTCAGCGGATTCAGGCGCCCGCTGCCAATCAACAGGCGATTGACAGTCGGTATTGCTGTTGATGCCGCGCTCGCAACCGCGCCGCCATTCAAGCAGGCCGATACCGCAGTCGTCGTGAACGCGCCTGCGCTTTTCATGATCGCATTCTGTATGTAGCCGTTTGCGGTAGTGGCCGTGCCAACGGAAGCGCCGCCGACTAGGATCGCGGCGTTGGCTAACCCCGAAAGAGTTTGAACACGGACGATCATAGCATTGTTGGTCGCGCCGTCGTCTATCTCGGTGATGCAGTTGAAGTTGGTCGCTGATGGTGGATATGCAATCATAAACTCGGCCGACAACGTGCTGGCCGCAGCATTGAACCACGGCCCGGCTGGCATCGACGCGATGTCCACGGCCCGCGTCGCAGCGGCGCTTGTGGTTGGAATGTAGGATGTCTGGAAAGCGCCAGCTTCGGTTTGGGCGCCCCAAATGTAGACACCAGTTCCAGTGCCAACATATACCGCGCCGCGGCTAGCAGCGTTGTTATTGTTGGTCAGACACAAGGCCATAGCGACGGTTGAAGCTGCTGCGGTCGTGGTTGCTGTGAAGATGCAGCGATACCAACCATTGCCGACGCTCTGCATTGATGCAGAGGAACCGACCCCAGAGACAGTGCCGACTGTTCCGGTGGCCAGATTGAAGTTGGCATAAGTAGTCAGATCGAAGGGCGCGCTTCCGGCAAAAATCTGCAATCCCCAAGCCGTCCCCTGCTTGGCATAGACAGAGAACGTATAAGCGGTAGTGGCGCTATAAGCGAAGTTGACGTTGGTGACAGTCTGATGCTGGCTACTTACTGCGTTATCAACGAACAGCGTTGCCGCCGTTGTCCCATCCGGCGCAACAGCCGCAGCCGGTGTCGTCGTGCCGTTCGTTGTCGTCCAACTCGCGCCAGGGATTGATGGCCAACATTGATTGGTGCGCGCTTCCTCGATCAGCAGCCCGCGGCTCGCGAGCGTAATCGGATCATAGCCGAAGCGTGGCGCGTTGATTGCCGCCGATGACAGCACACCGGACGAATTGAAATAGCTCGCTGTCGATGCGCGGGTGAAGGTGATACTCGGATCGAGTGTCGACGTGTCGGTGAAGACGAGTTCGAGCGACGGGCCGATCGTGGTTTCACGAGCGAGCTGGTCGGCGCTAAGCATCGAGCTCCAGTAGCGCACGCGGCGGAGGTAGGCGCTCTGCAGGATGTTGCCGGTATCCCTGCCGAGACGAAGCGTCGTGATACCCGTCGGAAGGCTTGCGCCGCTCGCCGATTGCGGCTGCATGCCGTCGAGGTCGAACCGCTGGCTCCCGGCTGTCCAAGCGGACCCCATCCTACGAACGACATTGGCGAGGTAAGTGCCACTACTGCCCATGCTCCAGACGGTTGAACCGCCGACAAGGGACGCGGAATACAGCGCTCCGCTGGCGGAGCTCAAAAGCTGCGCTATGTTGTTATTGTTGGTTCCGTCGTCAAACTGCACGGCGCGCGGGAAGCTCGCCGGCCTGACCCCGTTCTGCGAAAACTCCGAAACGGCGCTGCCTGCTAGTTGATTGTACCAACCGGCTGTCGCCACTATCGCGATGTCATCGGCGCGCGTCGCGGCTGCGCCCGTCGTCGGGATATACGACGTAGGGAATGCACCTGTCTCAACTTGTGATGCACCAACACGGATGGTGAAATCAATCGCTGCACCGTTGGTAATAACAAATGCCAGAGCAGGCTGAATGTTAGTCGCACCAGTAGTTGCAGCAGCAGCAGCGGATTGACGAGCAAACGAGTTACCAAGTGTAAAGTTAGTGTCAGTTACACCAGGAGCGCCACCAGTCCATCGCATATCAACCGAACTGCTAGTCACATTTGCTAATGTCCCAGCAGCCAACCAAGCGTAGAAGCTCTCTGTATATGTAGTCCCAGGAGTAACTGCGATCTGAGATGAACCCTCAAACGCAAGCACAATGAATGTGCTCGACGACGTGCCATTAAATCTGAAATCAGTAAACTGTATGCCATTAATCACACCAGGATTGGATACAGTGCATGTTAACCCAGCAGCACCACCAACCAATGCCCAGTTTGTAGGAAGAGCACCACCGGAACCAACGACGCCAGCAGTTGCGCCAGCATTCACACTGTTGCGTATGCCATTCGTCCGCGTCTCCTCGATCAGCAGGCCGCGGCTTCCGAGTGTAAGCGGATCATAATCGAAGCGCGGGGCGTTGATCGCCGCGGATGACAGCACACCGGACGAGTTGAAATAAGTTCCCGTCGAGGCGCGGGTAAAAGTCACGCGCGGGTCGAGCGTCGACGTGTTTACGAACGATAGGTCGAGATCAGCGGGAGGCGT